CCTTGTTTGGACCTTGAGTTGTATTCTTAGTCAACGCTCATAAAGGCTTACATGACTTCAGAACAACAACCCGCTGCGCGACAATGCCGCGACTATCAGGCTCGTACTATGAGAACAGTACATGAGGCCATCAAGTCGTGGGAGCGCATTTTCGAGAAAGACCCTCTTCAGTATGATCTTGCGCCAGTTAAATGGTGTCAAGATTACGCTAAGAAGATCAAGGGGATTATATCGGACTGCCCTTCCAATGACCAAGTTGAAGTGATGGCTTGGCAAAGCATAAAGAAACTCCTGCCGGCTTCTTGCCGCTGTCAGGAGCGCAATATGCTTTCAGACCTTCACTTTAAATTGTCATCCCCGGCGCGCGCCCTTCCTAAAGGTTACTTGCAGTTCGCCCGTCGATTAGTTCTTAGAATTTTTCGACGTGGCTGGGACCGCGGCCTTTACGAAGATCACGTACTCACCACCTCTCCTCCTCTATCTTCTACTACTGAGCATTCGCGATCTGAAGGCGGATGTCTTGCGTCCGATTTTGATTATTCAGACTTCATCGAGGCTTGCCTTATGGGGCCTGATTTTAGTCTTGATCGGTCTGCTAAGATGATCGTCGTTCAGTCTGCTGGCAAGCCACGTGCTTTAACCAAGTTCTCTCCCGATACACTTTGTCTACGGCCTCTTCACAAGGCGGTCTACGACAAAATATCGAGAGAGAAGTGGTTGAACCGTGGCGATGTCACGACTGAAGGATTGCGTAATGCCGGTTTTAGAAGAGTAGAAGGAGAATTTCTCACGTCAGGCGATTACAAATCGGCCACTGACAACCTTTCCCTAGAGGTTGCCGAGGTTATACTTCAAAGTCTTCTTTCAACTGCGGTCTCTGTGCCGGAGTCTGTCAAGAAGGCCGCGATCGGTATATTAAGGCCTAATTTGTTTTCGCTTGAACATGGGATTGACTTCACGCCTACCAGAGGCCAGATGATGGGGTCTTACCTGAGCTTTCCACTTTTATGCTTACAAAATTATATTGCGTTTGCATGGGCGGGTGGCGAGGATAAGCCCTGTCTGATCAATGGCGATGATATTCTGTTCCAATCCTCACCCGAGTTCTCAAGGGAGTGGATGGATACAGTCAAACATCTAGGGCTTGAAGTCGAAGAGACAAAAACGAGTGTGTCCGAATCATATGGGACTTTGAATTCGACGTTGATAGTGCGCAAGCATGGTCGTTACGTCGTTCGCCAGACCCTTAGGTTCGGTATGCTTAGAGAGTGTGAGGACGTTACTTCGTTGTCGGAGACTTTCGAAAGTTTTCTCGTCGGAATTCACGGGAATCAGCGTTACAGAGCAGGAGTTGAATTCTTCAAATGGCACTTAGGGACATTGAAGAATCAGCGCTTGACTACTTTGGAACTTGGTTTTCGAGGCGATTTGGCGTGGAGAATTACTAGAAAGTTTTCGCTCTTGATGAGTCCATTGACTTACGACGTGCCTTTTCTTGGTCCCGACCACAATGTGGTAGTGCCGAAGGATCGTTGCGTGTTTGTCAAGCCAAGCTCATTAACGAGAGAAGACAAGAAGAAGAGCGCCCGGGAGATGGCCGCATGGAAATTTTCATGTGAATTTAAATCGCTAGCGAAGAGATCTCGTTTGGATTTCTTCTTGAAACTGTCCGAGATTCGCCCTAGTGCCCCGAATTTCTTACCTTATCTTTCGGGATTCGGTGAGGGTTCGAAGCTTTCTAGGCCGACTTGGGCAGAGACGAGGAGATGGTATGTTACTCCGAAGGCCGTCAGGGAATCTACGTTCCCATTAATGATTGAGCCGGAGGAGCAATTACCGCCTTACGAAGATTTTGACGTTGGCGAATGCCTGATAGAAGTTGGAAAATTTCTTCCGAAAGAATGATGCGAGGGTCTAACGCCGTAAGACGCCACACTATTTAGCGGTCCCGCCCTACGGGCTGCTTCTTTGCCGAATCATATTGAGCGATCGGTATGATGAATCGGCGCCCTATCTGTAGAGGT